TACATCAGTTGTTTCAGGGATGATTTCGTTACGATCCACGAATGTGATTACGTTTAAGTCACTAGCTTTAGCCACTGGGATACGTGCAATTTGGAAGTAGTGTCCAGTTTGAGCACCTTGACGGTAAACTACTACGAATTGTGGTTGAGCTTGGTAGATAGGTTGTAACTCGATTTCTAACGTTACAGAACTTGTTGCATCAGTTAGAGCCGCAGTTACAGCATCTGAAGCTACAGACTCAGCTTCGTTAGAGAATACTACTACTTTGTACGATAGGCTCTTATCTTCAGTTGTGAATCCACCTTTGTCAGCAGCTTTAACAGTTGCTTTAAGTGTTTTAACTGGAAGTGGAGCGTTTGCTTGTGGTAAGCGGTTTTCAACTAATACGTTGTCGTTCTCCATGATAGTAGAACCGTGTAAGTTGATAGCACCACGAGCTGATAAGAATTGGTTGATAGTGAAACCAGTTGAGAATCCACCTGCGTTAGACGGTTGAATTACACGTTGACGGTCTAATAGGTTATTCGTGAACTCTGCTTGGACACCGATTGGCATGAACGCATCTGTAGCTTTACCGTAACCTTTACCTACGATTACAGCCGCTTTGTTAAGCACTGCTTCAGATAGAGACTGACCTTTTAAGTCAATGATGTTCGTTTTTTGGTCGATAAGTTTGTGTAAACCATCGAACTCGATACCTGATTGTTGATCTGTTTCAGCAGATAGAGACGCATCTCCGTAAAAAATTGCCCACTCGATAGACTTAGCAATTACAGAGATAGCATCTTCTGTAAGGATAGTCATAGGGTCAGAGATGTTGTTCACTAGACCAGCAGCGATAGATTGTTGCTTAGTGTCTGAGATGAACTTCATTTGTACAGTCTTTTGACGGATGTTAGGATCGTTGATGCTTGCTACCCCAATCTCACTAACGAAACGGCTATGCCCTGTACGTCCGTGTTGGTTAAACACTGCATACTTTGCAACTGTGTTAGAGATTTGTTGTTTAGCAATTAATGGGTAAATCGTGAAGTCTGAGTTATCCCAAGTTAACATCTTAACTTCGTCTTCAAGGTATTCACGTCTTAAAGCCGCTGCGTCAAGCTGTGTATCAGGTGTGATGCCTACTCCTGTCGTAAACGATTTTTGTAAGTCTGCAATTTTGTCTTCAGCCGCTTGAGGTAATTTACGTACTTCAGGCTCTGCTTGTACTTGTTTGTCTTTATTTAATTCAGCACCCATGTATGTATCTTCCTTTCTCGTTTTATCTATTTTTAGTTTAATAGTTACCTATGTTTGTCCACCTAAAAGGATAAACACAGACGGGCTAGGAGGAGGAACCCGTCTATGTTAAAAGCTCTATTCGGCTTTCATGTTGTTAATATAACACTTCATACTTACTTTTCTTAATTTCCGTAAAAATTAACGATTTGTTCAGCAAGTTTTACATCGTTATCAGTAGGTTGTCCACGTTTTATACGGTGAACGGCACTACGTAAGTTGTCTTTAGCCCCTGGTGATAGAGTGCTAGACTTCTCTGCGTAATAGCGTGTAATTTCATCTACGTGGTTTTGTGGGTTGAATGGTTCTGCTTCTACCTCTTCTTCTGCTTCCTCTGTAACTTGTACTTCAGGAACACCATTAGACTTAGAAACGAACTCAACTGCTTTACCTTCTAACTCTTCTTCCTCTTCTACAGGTTGTTCAGATTTAGCTACCTCTTCTTCAACTTCAGTAACCTCTGCTTCTTCAGTAGTAGGTTCTTCTGTAACTTCCTCTGTAACCTCTTGTGATTTAGAAAGAGCTTCTAGGATCGTAGCTAAAGTTTTTTCAAGACCTGCTACTTTCTCATGTAAATTACCGTTAGACTTGACAACTGCTTCGAAAGCTTTAAGGATGTCGGCACTGTCTAGAGAATCTTCGGATTTTTTAACTTCCTCTTTATCCTCTTTCTTGTCTTTATCCTTATCTTTCTTATCCTTCTTGTCTTTAGGAGATTTTTCTTTCTCCTTGTCTTCGTCTTCGTCCTCATCTTTCTTGGACTTCTCTACTTCTTCAGGTTCCTCAGCTTTAGCAGGTTCTTCGTCCTCAACTTTTGGCTCCTCTTTTGGTTCTTCCTCTTTAACAGGCTCCTCTACTACTGGCTCCTCTTTAGCAGGTTCAACCACTTCAGGTTCTTCGATAGGTGCTTTCGGCTCCTCGATTGTAACCTCTTTTTCTTTGTCAGACTTTTCTAGCTGTTCTAAGTCTTCAGTTAATTTAGCAAAAGTTTGTTTCGCACTCATTAGTTAAACTCCCTTCAGTTTAAATGTTTTGTTTAGCTTGTTGAGATAGTTGTTCTAACTTCTCTTTAGCTTCTACCCTTGAATATCCTTTTGAAATCTGTAAGAATAGGATCGCACTCTCAGGTGTGTATCTTTCCATTGCATCTAAGTAGTTACCAACTTCTCCCCATACATCCTTAAACTTAGATTCATCTTCTTCTTTCAATGACCAAGATAAGTTGTATAAGCTTCGTGCTA